GCCAGGGAAGGCCGACCGTATGGTGTCGATTACCACTACGTCTGGCTGTACGAAGTTCACCCACGCCTGCAATTCGTTTAGTCCCTCCGAGCTGCGGAGATTCATGTCGACCTCGTCCACGAACGGGGTCCATATCTGAAGGCGGTCATCTGTATCGCCATACATTTGCCTCATTTCAGATAGGCGTCTGGCAACCGTTCCCATCCCCATCTCGTAGTCGCAATAAAGTACACGGGCTGGACGCTGTATTGGGAAGGGGCCGACGCATCGCTTGCCTGCGGCGAGTGCTGCCATGCAGTGCTGAACGAACATCGACTTACCGTGCCCGCTATACCCGTACACCTGCACGATGGTGGCTGGAGCAAGCCAAGGTTCGATAAGGTATTGGCGCGTCTTGCTTTTTTCCATAAGGGCGTCTGCGTCGCTCATGGTTATGAGCCGCCGGACACGCTCAGTCTCGACCTGCCTCGGTGTTATGGCTGACACATATATATAGTTCCCGGCCTCGTCGAAACGCTCGGGGTGGTTGCGGCGCTCAGCCTCCTCCATTGAACTGACGGTAGCCTCGAACTCGCTCTCGGCTAATGCGTCTTCGTAGAACTCTCTCTGGAAAGTGTGGCATCGAACGCGCAGTGCGCCCCCGAATATCCCCTCGCGGACGCACTCTGAGGCGTACCGCATGAGGCGGTCGTTCCGCGCATTACCCATGCCAGACGGGATTTTTAGCGTCGACGGGAAGTTCTCCCGCACAAACAATGACGTGCGCGTCCATTCGTCCATCAGGTCTTCTGGTCGCAGGTTGCGGACGTCAGACAGGTCTAGCTCAGAAAAATCAAAGTGATGTGGGTCACTGCTCCCCAGTGACGGACGCCAGTCTTTCCAAACGGGCGTGTCATCGAAGTCGTGATCGGGAGCAATGTTCCAAGTGTATCCCTCCGTGGGGGATAGCAGGGCGTAGCTTCCGTCGCCCCGAAAATCTAGGCCGCTGATCTGGGGCCAATCTTGGCCACGACTGTTATTGCCTGCCCTCGGCCCGCGCCGAACGCCGTCCATTGGGTGAGCGAAGTAGAGGTGTACTCCACGTTTCGTCTTCGCCCGCACTGGCGAAACCATTCCCGCTTTGAGCGCGGCGTCGAGTGCGGCGTCGTTGTCGCAATCAACAACAACCAGACCGCTAATCGCCCCTGTTACGAGCGCAATCCCATCATCAGGATTGTTCGTCCACCACTGCGTGACTTCTTCCTCGGTGGGCTGGCGGTCTTGGAACTCCCGCCACTTAACCCTCGGTCTCTTTGTGTCGGGCCTCGTCGGAATTACCGACCAGCCCCGATCCAGATATTCCAGCGCCGCGTTGAGCATTGTCATTCGTTTCATTTCCTTCGAGATACAGGTCTACGTCGATGTGTGGGTTTGCCACCTTTAATGCGTCCAAAATGCGACTGGATACATATTGACGTCTTATCCAGCCATAAGGTGCTGTACGCGCCACGCCGCAGGCTTTGGCCGCAGCACTTGCGCCGCCGCAGTCAGCTATCAGCTTGGCGATATTCATAACGTCCTCATTTTCTGGTTGCGTGTAGGTGTGTTCTACGATACACCTGGGGTGTATTCAAGAGAATACATCACAGGAGATGAAATGACAGAAGACGAATGGGCGATCTTCGAGCGCGCCCCGAAACCGCTCGAAAGCGCAGCCGAAGCTGCGTCTATCAAAACATCAGAGCTTGCAGACCTCGCCGAAAAGCTGTTTGAGGCCGAGGAGCAGCTCGCTGAAGTTAAGCGGTCTGCCGATATTTTGTCCGAGCAGATAGCGGCTCAATTCCCACATGAGGCGGGAAAGCAGACGCGGACACTCGGCGATCTTGAACTAACTGTGTCGTGCAGTGAGCGTTGGGAGTGGGATCACGAGCTACTCGCGGCCCTGTATGAGCAGGGCAAACTACCCTCGTTCGTGACGCGCAAGCTGTCCGTCGACCGCAAAATCTTCGACCGACTCCCCAGTGACGCGCAGGATGATCTCCGCGCCGCTCTAACCCGCAAACTAATGAAACCACAAGTGAAGGTGGCGAAATGCCTTTCGTAACTCAAAGTACCTCTTCGTTACAGAAAGATGGGCCAAGCAAGGTTCTGCTTATGGCGCATCACGGCTACGGCAAGACGTACCAATGCCGTCATTATGCCGACCGATACGGTCGCGGCCTTATCCTCTCCGGCGAAAGCGGATTGAAGTCGGTTGAGGATGTCGAGATCGACTACCTTCCGTTCTCATCGTGGGACTCGGAGCATGACCCAGACAACGGCATCTACAGCTTTGTTGGCATCACGAAGATGATCGCCACGAAAGACTTCCGCGAGGCTGGTTTTAAGTGGATAGCTATCGACAGCCTGACTGAGATGGCTGATCGGTGCCTAACGGAAATCGAAGCGGACGCCAAGAAGAAGGGCCAGACCAACGGCTTCCAAGTTTGGTCTGACTACAACCGCTCGATGATCGGCGCACTCAAGTGGGTGCGCGACTTGCCGATGCACGTCTATGTAACGTGCCTCGCCAAGGAAGAGACAGACGCCAACGACGTGACGCATTACTGGCCAATGGTGCAGGGGAAGAGCGTCGCGAAACAGGTGCCTGCGCTGTTCGACCACGTCTTCTGCGGCGTCAAGACCACGGAGAAGGCGAGCGACGGCAAACCGAAAGTCAGCCGCTACATAATCACTGACGAGGTGAGTGGCTGGCACGGCAAGACGCGCGATCCGCGCAACACCCTTCAACCCTATGAAAAGTGCGACGACGTGACGTCGCTTCTGGCTCGTATTGCAGGAGACACGAAATGAGCGAATGGAATGGCTTTGGCAATCTGGACCTCTCTGATGTGGAGGCCGGAAAAGGTGGGCGTCTTTCGGAGGGTGAGCACACGGTTCGCTCTGCCGATGCGCAAATGGAAACGCTGGACGCGAACCGCAAGCGTTTGCGTGTGACGTTTAACTCTGTGGACGGCGGTGGAGATATTCGCCACGACTTTTTCTTGATGCACCCGAACGATGCCGCCGTTCGTATCGGCAAGGAAAAGCTCAAGTCTTTTCTAATCAATGCGCGCCATCCCAACCCGGATAAGCCCGGAGACGTGGCCACTCTCAATGGTCTGGAGTGCAAGATTATTGTCGGTATGGGCAAGCCCTACACAGATCAAGAGGGTAATCAGCGGCAACGCACTGAGATCAAAACCTGGCGTCCATCTGCGCAAACCGCAGGTGCCGAGGCCAAAGCTGACGACCTCGACGACGCAATTCCGTTTTAACAAGAGGGAGGGGGCGCTGCCCCCTCCCTCTACTAAAGGGCACACATGGAAATCAAAACCGCTCAAGACGTTGTTGAGGCTATCGACGAAGGGTACGCGAAAAATAAGCGTGAACGCCCGCGCCAATATATTGGTGCATCGATTGTCGGTAACCCATGCGGGGCGTATCTCGCCTACTCTTTGCGCGGTTATCCAGAGGACGCGCCCGATCCAAAATTGCAACGCATCTTTCAGATGGGTCACATCCTTGAAGACTTCGTCGTTCGCGATCTAAAGCGCAAGGCGGATGTGCGTGTCTGGGAAAAGGACGGACTGACCGGCAGGCAGCATTCATACAGCGAGTGGGGAGGGCACCTCTCCTGCCACATGGACGGACACGTCGAACTTGATGACGGCAAGGTTCGCGTTCTCGAAATCAAATCCATGAACGACAATTCGTGGAAGAAGTTCGCGTCGTCTGGTGTGAAGGTTTCGCACCCAAATTACTTCGCTCAGTGCCAGATGATGATGGCGATGTCCGGCCTTGAAGAGACTTTGTTTATCGCGATCAACAAGAATACACAGGACTATCACGCTGAGATAATTGATTTCGATGAGATTGAAGTGTCTTTCCTTCAGCAGAAAGTAATCAGTGTTCTCGACAACCAAGCCGAAAAAGTCTCGACCGACGAGACTGATTGGCGCTGCCGTGGCTGCTTCAAGCGCAGTGTTTGCTGGGCAAAGACTGACCCGGAAAAAGAATGCGCGTCTTGTGCCAATGCTAAAGCCCGCAAGGATGGGCTGTGGGAATGCTCTCTGCACGGAGGAGAGGCCCAAGACGTTTGCGATGACTACGTTGTTTATCGAGCCAGGGAGCGGCAGACATGAGCTTCTTGAAGCTGTCTGAAAAAGTGTCCGAGGCCCAGATGCAGGCAAGGTTTGTCGAGATTGAGATTGAGTCAATCCAAGACAGAATTTCCGGCCTAGATTCAGCAAGTGAGGAGGCCAACAGAGCAAGGTCGAAGATGTACTTTCTCCGCCAAGAGTTAGCAGAGCGCGAGCATGATGTGCGTCTAGCTGAGGCTCAAGTTGATTGGTTCCTCATGGGTCAAAAGAAATGAGCGAAGAGCGCGATGGCAATCCCAAACACGCAGAGGGAAGGAGAAAGACGCCAATCAGGTTCATCCCTCCTTCTGCGCTGGCTGCTGAAGGCCGCGTCATGGAGCTGGGCGCGTCCAAGTACGGAGCCTACAACTGGTCGGCGTCTGGCGTCTCCGCATCCATATATTACGATGCGGCAATGCGTCATCTCATGCAGTGGTACACAGGCGAAGACACAGACCCGGAGTCGGGGCAGCCGCACCTAGCTCACGTCAGAGCTTGCATGGCCATAATTATAGATGCCGCAGCCTTGGGCATGCTTGAAGACGACCGCCCAAAGACTGCGGCATTCCCCCCGACCTAACTATTTCTTACTCGGCGCTCTGTCACCGAACCACCAGCTCACAGCCATTGTCGTCAGGAACACCACCTGATTGGCGACGTCGACGACTGCGGCAACATCTTCGAGGAAGAAGACGATGCAGGCGGTTGTAACAATAAGGGCGCAGGTCAAGACCGGGCGAACTAGACGAAGCGTCGCCGCAACCCACCTGTAAGTTTCGCCAGACGAACTGTCGTGGGCATAGCTCGCGGTGCGCATTGCGGCAGATGTGTTGATCTCCGCAAGACGCGCCTCAGACTCAGACTCTTCGCGTCGACCCTGCATCTGAAGCTCAAGCAGGCGGGCCTCGTGCTCGTGTTCTAGCTTCATGTTCGCGCGCTTTTCGCGCGTTTCAAGCCAGCCAAAAACCTTACCGACCACAGTTCCAAGTATCCCAGCGCCTCCGCCAAGGAGGGCTGATGCCAGTGTCTCGATCATTTTCCCTGTCCTCGATAACGCTTGAACGTGGAGTGTTTGTTCTTGGGGCGGCTGCGAACGCTCTGACCTATGCTGGTTCGCTTCGCCGGTCCCCGTCTATAAATGTGTCCGATCTTCTGTGCCATCTACCACCTCGCTACCCGGCCACGGTCGTCGACGTGAACGAACGACCTATAGTTGATTCCGATGCCGCCGAAGCCAACGTCTTCAGCGGCGGCAATCAGCACATTCTTCGGCACATTGGTTAGTGCGATGTCGAATGCAGTGCTCCCTCGAACGCTCGTTGCGCGGTGCTGAGACAGCGGAGCGCCGCCCACAAGCGCATTGTGTCGAGGACAGCGTGATGCCGAGTTTATGGTTAGCGGCTTTGCAATAAGCTCTCTCAGAGCCTGCAACTTGAAGAGCGCGTCTTCTGTTACGTTCGCCAGTGGCTTGCCACTTACCGACCATTCACAACTCCCGTCGCAGCCACGACACCTAAGCTCATCCCACTTGAAGTTTCTGGTGGCGTGCTCGCTCACTTCCAGCCGCCCTCCCAGCCACCGCCGCCCCAGCCAGACGCGTTGCCAGACGGCTCACCCGCGATAATGTCCACTGCCGCCTCGCGCCCAGCTCGAACTCCACCGAGAACCGGGATGCGTGTGAGCACCTCTCGTGCTGCCGCCCGCTCCTTGCTGTTACTATTGTCGCCGCCGGTCAGCGCGTCTTTGGCTCCGCCCAAGACGGTCATGCCGGAGTTGACCAGGCCAAAGGTCGGGCCAAGAAGGGTGGAGGCAAACCTCTGCTGGCCGTAGGCACCATTGTCCGCATTGGTGGCGGCGCTATGGATGACGTCGCCTAGAATGCCGAGGCCGCCCATCATCATCATGCCTTCCATGTACCAGCCCCAGAAGTCGTTCACGTCGCCGTGGACCTTGGAGTCGTAGCCCAGTGTCTTGAGCAGGTTGCGGTTGCGGAGATCGGCTTCTCGGTTCTCTTCGCCGCCACGCATCTGGATCACATCCTTCAGCGCAAGCGTACCAGCACCAAACGCGGGGCCAAGTGTCGCAAAGTACAGCAACGGTTTCACGTTGCGGGCTTCTTTGTTGAGCGCCTCCTGTGCCGCATACTTACCAAGACGCCCAAGCATTAGCGGGAACGACTTGAGCTGGAAGGCCAGCGCACCGAAAGGCGTCTGCGCCCATTGCGGTATGTCGTTCGGGTTGGGCGTGAAGATGGTGTCGTCGGCGAACTTGATGACCGCGCGGCGGAACTCGTCGCTGTCCTTCAGGAGGGCGGAATTGCCCAAAGACTCAAGGCCACGACGCTGACCGTGGGCGAACTCTTGCAGGCCGTAACGAGCCAGGAAGCGGTAGGCCACCTTGTACTCACGCGGCTGAGCCTCCAGCGGCGCGTTCGGGTTGTAGGCCCGCATCGTCTTGGTCTGCATCGTTTTGAAGGCTTCGATGCCAGTGGCACCAGCAATCTGACGGTTCATGTCAGTCCAGGGCGTGAGCATCGTCGCATTGAAGAAAGCGTTCGTTAGCTTGCCGTCGGCTGCTCCGTACAGATACGTCATGCGGTCGTGAACGATGGACTCCATCGCAACGCCAACCTCTTTGAGCATCTGCCGGTATTCCGGGTCTTCGGCGTATTTCTTTACGCCCTTGGCCCAGTCGCTGAACGAGCCAGACCGGATTATGGGGAGGACGAGGTCGCCCATCGAGGTCAACGTCGTGAACGACAGCAGTGATACGCTGTTGAAGTTGCGAATGGCGCGCGACGCCTTGTACGCAGTCTGACCACCGAATGACGTGAGCGGCTGGCGTCTTGCGACACGCATCGCGTTGTCGGCAAAGCGCAGCTCCTCGATGCCTAGCTTGGCAGGCTCGCCACCAAAGTCATTAAGGCCGCCAATGATAGCGTCGACGCGGCGCTTGTAGGTGGGTGAGATAGCCCCATCAACCATCGGCGCGATGTCAATCAGCATCTGGCGTGCTGCACCAGCCCCTCCGGTATTGAATGTCTCGACGAGCTTTTCGACGAACAGCGCAGCGTCTTCTTCGCGACCATCAAACGGCATCTTGGTGGTGTCGATAACGGTGCCGTCCTGCGGGTATCCGCCGGAGTCGATGTAGCGGAAGTCCTTTTTGTACTCCTTGTTGGAGGACAGGAGGCGGACAATACCGTCACGGCCTTGGTCAACCGTCATCAGGTAGTCGTAGAAGCCGTGACTGTTGAGGCCAAGTTTCTCCGTGTGAACCAGACGGCGTGTGCTGCCCTCGAAATACTTGACCATCAGTCCTTCGAGGTCGCTTTCGAGATACTTCTCAAGCATCCGCATAGCAGCCGGATACTTCTCAAGCTCAATCATTCTGGTGTAGTCGGCTGACTCAAACCGAGGGTTCCTGGTGCTGCCGGAGATTGGAGCGAAGACGCCGTCTGCCTCGTCGCTTGCAAGCGTGTCGTACATGCGCTCAGCGAATTGGAGCGCGTCCGCATCCGCCGCCACTTCACCGCGAGCGGTGCGCTCCATCTTGTAGTAGCGGGCCATCCCCTCTAGGAACTCGTCGCGCTCGGCCTGAATCTTCGTCTTGTCCCAGACCTGCGGAACATAGTTTTCGCGCCTGCCGACGATCATGCCAAGTTCGCGCATCTTCCGAAGCTCATCGGCAAATGCGCCGCGTATCTGAGACGCCACTGCCCGTTCGCGCGCCTCCATGCTCTTCCACTCGCGGCTCTCGGGGCCATAGCGGAGAGCTTTAACAATGCGCTGGTAGGACTTGGGCTGGTCCTGCATTACGCCAGCAGTAGAGCGGCGTGCCCAGGCGCGCACCTTTCCGTCGGCGTCTGGAAGTTCACGCAAAGCCTTGTGAAGCGGCATGTACGTCTTGGCGAACCGCTGATTGATGTCCGGGAAATGGTCCCGATACCAACCACTAATCCAGTTCATGCCCATTTTTGACATGCGGTCAGACTGGGAGGACAAGAAGCCAAGCGGCCCCGCCTTGCGAGCGGCGACTTCATTGGCTGGCGTCAGGTCTCTGCCCCGGCCAATGAAATTCAACGTACCAGCAAGTCCCGGCGGAACACCCGCAGTTTCGAGGCTGTCGGTTGCGGCGTCCCAGTTAATAGTTTTGAGGTCGCCGCCCTCTGTGGCGGCGGCTGTCATGTCGCCAGTTAGGTCGCGGGCCGCCGTTGTATCTTCTCGGTAGTAAAGCCTGCGGTCGGTCTCGTCGAAGAAATCTGCGTCGACGTGTTTCACGTTCTCGCTGTCGAAAACTACAAGAACTTCGTGTGGTTTGCTCTCTGCGCCGTATGGACGGCCATCAAGCATGCGACGGCCAGCGGTTCCAGTAGAATCAACCGTGTTGAAGTGCGTCGAGGATACGCTGTCATAGCCCTCCTCAATCAAAATGCGAGTAGCATTAAGCCGCCCCTCGCTTATGGGTAGGCCGCTGGCGACATAGGCTTGTGTGAAGGCGCGATACAGATCGCGCCCGCTTATAGAACCGTCAGTCGCCGCCGCATCAGAAAGCGTCTCTGTAAACCTATTGACAGCATGGCTGGTGATTTCATCTTCACCGGCAAGACGTCGTTGTATCATTGAGACGAACGGGTCATTGACAGCGTAAGAGGTTCCGTCGGTGAAGTCGGCGGTATTAAGCGCGCGGACATACAGGGGAATGACCATCGGGTCAGGGACAACCCCCGCTCTGGCCAAGTCTTCGGTGAAAGACATCTCCAGCGAGACAAGCCCGTCGATGTCTTGCCGCAGCTCGTCTATCATTTCCTTGTTAATCATCGCGCTGATTTCGTCGGCGGGGGTTGCCTGCTCATTGATGGCAAGCTCTCTGCGCTTTTTGCTGATATCAATGCGAAGCGAGTTGAGATTGTTAGCAACGAACATCAGCTCCGCCTGACGCTCAGGATCGCTGACACGCTCTCGTATAAGACGCTCGTATGCCCGGAAGGTCGGACGCTCCCCATAGGTCGATGTGCTGTGCGCGTCTTGTGACAGGTAAATGCCTGGACCATTCAGGCCGTTGTCACTGTCCATCAAAACAACGTCTGGGTTTTCGTCTCGGCGGAACTTATAACCGGCAGGGGTCGCGTGATAGAACGGGACCGGGGCATCATCAGCCTGCGAGTAGCCAGTTCCATTGCCGATGAACCGCCGCACCTTGTCCTGTTTGGATCGTGGCGCAGACAGGTAGCGGTCACTTGCGTACATCGAGGCATGCGCCGGGGAAACTGCACCGCGCTGCGCTGACATCGGACGCCTGCTGGGGGTTTCAAACATGTTGCCGTAGAAGGTGATACGGCGGAACTGTTGCTTGATGTCATTGCGGCCAATGACACCGTTCAAGACGTAGGCAACATACTCAATCGCGCGGTCAATGGCGCGGCTAAGCTGGCTGCGCATGGCCAAGTTGGATGTGTTGCCAGTCGCGAGGGCTTGTAGGATGTCGCCTTTGGCGACGCGCTCGCCCATGTATTTGGCCAGGCTCTCAGAGAACCACTCCTCCGCCAAGACGTCTTCCATTTCCAGGTCAGACAGATCGCGATCCGCATACTTTCTGCGGTACGTTTCGTCGATCCTGCCCTTGATCGTGTCGTCAGACGCCCGATACGCGGCGCGTATTGCATCCATCTCCACGCCGGGAATTGCGCCCGACCGAACAATCATGTGTCCGATTTCGTGCATGACTGTGAACGGGTCGGCTGACCCCTTTTTGAGGCCAACGGACAGGCGGCGCATGTCTTTGCGGAGAGAGCCATAGGCCGGAGACCGGAAGTCTACGAACGCGCCAGCCGAGCTACCGACATCGGCACCGGCCAGACGCCCAAGGTCTTCCATCGTCATAAAGTTGGCGTTGTCCGCCGTGCCGCGAGCGGTGCGTCCCATCAAGTTCATCATGCGATAAAGCATGGTCCGCATCGCGACCTCGACGTTCGGGTCACGGTGGGTCATATAGCCAAGGGCGGACCTAACGGAGCCGCGAGCGCTGGCCGGGATGCCGTCTGAAGAAGGAACGCCGATGTTATCGAGACGCTCAGCCTGAACCGCACCACGGATTTCGCGGAACATCGGGCTGATTTTAACGCCCGTCGCCTTACCGTGAGCGCGACGCTGAAGTTCGTATGCGATCTGGTCGACGGCTGTCTTGTCACCGGCTTCCAGAGCAGCCTTGAGCATGACTCGAAGCTCGGGCTTCTGCGCCTGATAGATTTCTTTGGTGATCTTGACGGGCGTCTGCGGCAGAGGTTCCGCTGCCTTGCGGGCCATAATTTCAATGGCAATCTGGTCGCCGCGATCCGTGTTTCCTTCCCGGCGGGCCATATCAATCAGGTCGTCAAGGGTAGCCCCCTTAATCTCCTGTGCCATTTCAGGGTCGACATTCGACCCCTTGCCGCTGCGCGCACGCTTTGCACGAGTTTGAGAAGCCTTGGCGCTGGCGCGCTCAACGGCTGCGTCTTTCTGCTTTTTGCCGCGACGTGCAAGAACCTTTGTCTGCTGGGATCGAGCGGTTGCGACAGCAGACCGAACATTAGTGTTGTTTAGGCGTGCGCCGTCTGCTGCATAAGCGACCTCAAGTTCACCCTTCATCACACCAATGATCTGGCGGATACTCGTGTTTTCCGGGTTGCCGCCGGTCGGTCGCAGGGACGGGGAGAACTCACCGAGATGACCGTTGTCGTACATGTCGGCCAGCATGTCGGCCTTGGCCTCGACATTGGACGATATGCTCGCGCCCGTCTGGTCAAACTCGTAGACTTGGTAGCCGTCGAAGGTTTCTCCTTCGCCCACCATGTCGCCGCGCATTTCTTCTGGCAGATAGGCGGCCAAGTTTATGTCTTCGCCCCGATATTCCTCTGGCAGCGCCTTGCCGTGCAGCACTTCGTTGATGTCTGCGAAGCGATCCCGGATCATTCCCTCATAGCGACGGAACGGCGTGAACGTAGCGCCGGGGTTTAGGCCGCCCTGCTTGTAGGCGCGGCCAGGAGCCGCGCCAGCCAGAACCGTGCGGAAGTCGCTGAACGCATCGACGATGCGAATGTCGTCACCAGACGCCAGAGCCTCTTCGATCTTTTGCTCAGCGAAAGTCAGGCGCTCATAGTGGTTGAAGATTGCGCGCTGGTAGTCGCTGGAAGGTGCGTCAACGCCCAGCTTGTAAATCTGGCGCTGCTCTTCTGGCAGAATCTTGGAGAACAGCGGCACAAGTTCTTCGTCAACGAGCTTGCCAGACGTGACTACATTGAAAACTTCCTGAACGTAGCGCGTGATGCGCTGCCAGAAAGACGGGTCTTGGAACAGGCCGTCTGATTTTCCAGTCAGCGCCCAGGATGAAAACTGGTTGGCGAACAATTCTTGCGGCGACATGTTGTTGGAGACCGTGCCACCGAAAGTGTAGTCAACGCCCGTAAGGCGTCCCGACTCGTCGTAATACCTCTTGGAGTAAGCCTCCCAGAATTGCAGACGGTCTTCGGGCGTCAGAATGTTGCGGTAAGCCCAGTGCGCGACCTCATGGTAGAGGATGGCGGACTGCGGAACCGCCTCTTTGCTTCCGCGCTCCGGGTTGAAGTTGATCGAGTTTTCGGTGCGATGCGGATTGGCGTATGTATAATTGTATCCTTCGACTTCTCGCACAAAAATAGGAGCGCGAGATGGGTCGCCCCCGAGACGGCTGATGAAGCGCTGCGCGTTGGCAGTTTCCTCGGGTGAGAACTTGTCGAAGATGCGGCCAATCTCCTCAACGGCAGCCGCTCGCTCTGCGGTTGGCATCAAGAAGCCGCCCGGAGCCATCTCTCGCTGAACCTCATACAGGCCACGAAGAAGCTCTGTGACCGTCTCCGCCTTTTCTCGTGTATTTGGGTATCTAGTAGATTCGAGGATTCCGGTCAGATTAAAAACGTCTGCACCGCTATTAACCTGTGCCTGCCCGAGCCTGTCCATAAACTCGCCGTGCGACAAGACGCTCCGCACCGCGTTCATAACGTCGTCCCAGGACCGCATGCCCTGCGCCCTAAACGCGCTGATGCTCGCAACATCTACGTCGCTTACAGACATCGCTCGGAAGTCGGCTGACGTCATAGGCTCGTCGAGGCCGGTAGCGTTACCTACGAAACGGCGAGACACAGACGGCGGGTTTTCGTTTGTCGCGTCGACAATCTCTGCGGACTCAAACAGCTCGCGGCGCGCCTTACTGTTGCCACGAACGGACTCCGCCTGCGCATCCGTCACATAGCGAACTTCCCAGTCGTCGACGTTGGCCTTCGATGGGTCTCGCGAAATAATCTGGCGTATATCTCCGCCGCCTGAGACCTGATTTCGAGACGCAAGCCTGACGTCTGCCGGGCGCGTGCGGCTGCGTATGATTGCAACTCGGTCGCCATTAACAAGTGGTGACGCGGAAACTGCCTCTGGAGCCTTGGCGACTTTGCCGCTCGCCTCCTTGAGGAGGCGCAGGATGGTGTTTCCGTCACCAGACTGGCGGGCTTGCTCCATTGCTGTGAGCAGGTCGTTAGTTTCGGCGGTAGTACGGGCCTCTGGGGCGCGGCGCGCCGCCTTAATGTCGCCGCGTGCGAGAAGGGCAGCCTCTCGCGAGGTATATATTCTCTGCGTCTTACCGTCCGCGTATAGAGTAGAGCCTTTCGGCGCTACGCCTATGCCACCCTCAGACCGGACATTGGGAACTTCGTGCGTCGCCTCAAACTCAACGATTTCGGTGACAGGGGGCAGCTTAATCTGCTTGCCAGGCTTTACGACATCATCAACAGACAGGTCGTTGTAATAAGCAATACCAATCGGGTCGCGACCGTTTTTCTCCGCCAGCTCTCCGACGGTCATGTCTTGCTTCGAGTTGTTGTAAGCGCCAGACTCGGGGCGTCTTGCTCGCGCCAGCGCCTCGTCGGCGGCTAGTGTGGCCTTGGTGTAGATGCGGGTTTCCCGAGCGCCAAGACCCGCAGACGTGGTGGTGTAATCGCTGTCCTTAGAGATGCGCGTGCCACGGCGGAGGATGCTTTGGATGCGGCCAGTCCTTGCCGAACGACCGGCGGTCTCAAAAATCTGCCCTCGCTCGATGGAAGCTTGGCTTGATCTTCCCTCAGATGCTTTGGCAGGAGCTGGTTCCTGACGACGCTTCAGGATTTCTAATTGCGCCTTGCCCATCGCAACGTCTGGGGCGTCCCCGCCGTCACGATACGCCTTTGCAAGACTGCGCATCGTTTTCTTTTCAGTAGTCGTGAACTCTGGGAGAGGCTCCATCTTCTGAGGGCCGACTCTCAGGGCTTCTGAGTCGAAGGCGGCCAGAATGTCGTCGGCACTGGAAGAGAACTCGTCGGTCTCGGCCAGCATGCGGACATACTCGCGGATGTCCTGATCCGACATTCTTTCGAGGCCGGGGAACGATTCGAGTAGGTCGGCAATAGAGTTCAGGTCTTCTTGAGCCTGCGCAATCCTCGGGTCAGGGCCGGGG